TAACTATTTCTCTATGAAAAGAAGTAGTCATTGGGCTACCTGGATAGACTATATTTCTTTGAGTATTACTATGAGCATGAAGATCACCAGCAAATACTCTTTTAAATTTATTAAATCTATCCAGATCAACCTCTGGGGTTACATGTGGTTGTATTTCACCCCTCACATGAGTAAAAAGAGGTTTATTGGGATTACATTTTTCTATTGATCCTTTCTTGTGTAAATCACAGTAAGGTAGAATTGTTCCCCACTCAAACTCTGTAGTCTTGTCTACTATTGTAACAAGATCATTCACATTCTGAGTTGCTCTTTTTAGGTTTGAAAAGAATGTTTTGTTCTTTTTTGTCGCTTCGTGGTTTCCATCATAAATATATGTTGGAATACTAACTTCTTTAATAAAATCAAAATAGAGAGTAAGTTCATCCATTGTAGGAACTCTATCAAATAGATCTCCTCCTATAACATGTATATCTGCTCCTAGTTCTATTTCTCTAATTTTTTCAAAGAAAAGTTCAAAACGAGAACAAGCCCACGGCAAAGGCACATTCTTCTGACCTAGCTTTAAATGCCAATCTGCCGTAAATAGAATCACGCTACGAAATCCTCTCCTTCTTCCCAACTGCAGCCAGTAAGACCACCTGCCTTTAAGGCTCGTAGGGTTCTGAGTGTTTCATGTGCGTTTCTACCTGTGTCTAGAGCATTTACTGTTATGTGTTGAATTGTTCCATTAGGATCAACGATAAAAGTTGCTCTTTGACAAACTCCCTCAAGCTCATCAACTACTCCTAACATAAATGCCAGTTTTAGTCCAGTATCTGCACATAAAGTATGTGCAATATTTTCTATGAGGGGGTTACTTTCCTTCCATGCTAGTTTACAATACTCATTGTCTCCGCTTATACCGACTACATGAGCCTCGTCACTAACTATGTCCATTGCAGCTATTTCAGTAGGACATATAAAAGTAAAGTCTTTTGGATAAAAATATATCACTCTCCAGTGATCACTATAACCAAAGTCTACCTCAACAAATTCATTGTTTGAAGATACCCCTTGTAGTGTCCAATCTGGAAAATCTTGTCCTACAGTCATCATGATATATTAAATTCCTTACTTACTTCTTCAGGAGCTTCAGCACCAGAAGGTTGAGTTATTCTTTGAAGTAACTCAAGTTGAGCATCAGGAGTAGGTCTTGGAAGGACATCGTCCATTGAACGAAGATCCGCCGTAGCTGCTATTTCTTCTTCATCTAATGCTCTATTTTTGCATTTTAATGCTTGAAGTCTATATTCAACATTAAAAGCCATTGGTCCGGTTTTAACTCTTTGAAAGTATATGTCCCAACCAGTTTCTGGATCAGTAGGATCGCCCAAATCTTCTGCGGCAACCATAATTTGTTCCATTAATTTCTTTTTGAGGTTTAATACCTTAACCTTACCATCTGAAGGATCTATGCATTGCATTGCATAAGCCCAACCACATTTAATATCTGGAAAGAAATCACGAACGTAATCTTTTTCCATGTTGTTAAATGTTTCAGTTGCTCTATCAAAAGCGAGGCATTCCATAGGAATGTTTTTTCCGTTTTCGCCTTTAACCCAATACACATATCTTGGTAGAAGATCACCTACCATGCGTATTATATTATCACCTTCTTTATAGGTGTATTGATCTATTTTGCTTTTTACTGCGCTTCCTTGCGCTTGATTAAATTTTATAGCCATTGTTTTTCTCTGTTATTTTAGCGTCTTATTCATATTTAAAGTGTACCATCCCATCTTTAAAATGAAGAAGTCTGTTGTTTTCAAATATTTCTGCCAACATAGGCAGATTAATTAGAGGAAGAGTGGTTTCCCCTGTTTCATTATAATTATGTATATTTCGATAAGAAGCTACTCCGACATATTCGGCTATTTCTCTTTGGGAATAGGAGCCTCTGTATTTTAATAAGTCTTTTGGATTTAGTAGATAACTAAGTCCTTCAAAACTTTGACCATAATACTTATAAGTGGGATCTCTAAAGTTATAAGGAACCCTAGGATAGGTTAACATACTGACTATGAGGATAATCGATCCTGCATCGCCTTTCGTTATTTCTAAAATCTTTTCCCAATTATATTTTATCATTATATTATATCAAAATTTTATACTCTTGTCAAGTAATATTTTTTGGAGGTCATTATAGGGTTGATACTTCATATCCTTGTTTAATATAGTATCCAAGTCGTGCATTAGCCTGACGTCTTGCAGTATTCCCTTTTAAATGAATATCTACTACTGTTGGCTGCAATTTTCCTTCATAATTACGAACAATTCTTCCAATTAACTGTGTAAGTAATGGTTCGTTATTTACTGGTGTGCCAAGAACTAAGCAACTAAGAATATCTAAAGAGATACCTTCTGAGAAAATACTTTGTGTCCCATACAGTATGTTTTTATCTTTAAATATCTGATTGATTATATCAGGTCTTTCTTCGTGTGGAATTGATCCTGTAACACAAACTGCGTCGTCACCAGTGAGTCTCGCACAAGATTTTAAAAAGTCTACACGATCAGACACCACTAATACTTTATGACCGCGTGCAGCGTATGCACTAGCAGCTAAAGCCACAGAGTTTTGGTACTCTGGGTTATAAGCTAGTTCATTTACTCTATTAGCCCAAGGGATTGATGATCCGTCCATGAAACGAATATCCATTTTTAGAATATCAATTTTTGGTGTCATAAAGTTTTCTTTTGGTGGTTTTAAGACATTACTCCCAAAATAATCTCTAAAAACCACATGTCTACCATCTTTTCTTGTTAATGTACCTGTTAATCCTATCTTATATCTAGCCATATTTTTATCTATAATTTTTGAAAAAGTTGGACTACTAACATGATGCATTTCGTCTAATATGACTGTGCCAAATTCACTTCTTATTTTTGGTAATCTTCTGTATAAAGTTTGAATATTGCCAACTACTACTGGAGCATCTATTTCAAATTTACCACTACCTATTATGCCTGCTTTAAAACCATAGACTTTTTCTACTTCATTTTCCCATTGTTTTCTTAGAGGTAAAGTGTGGGTAACTATTAAAGTTTTTTGACCCAATTTCCCAGCTATTGCTAAACCTGTAAATGTCTTTCCCCAGCTTACCCAAGCGTTTATTATAGCATTATCATTTACTTCATTAAATACTTGTTGTTGACTTGGTCGTAAAGTAAGTTTAAATTCTGGGAAATCTACTGGTATACTTTTTCTTTTATCTATTATTTCATAATCTTCAGGTATTAAATCTAATCTTCCTACTGGAATCGCAATTAAAGTACCTCTAATCCTTGCCATATTTTTAATTATAATTGGGGGATCTCCGAATTTATAAGAGGGAATAGCATAAGTTAATTCTTTATCTACCTTAGCTAAGGTAGTTAAATCTAGATCCATATAAATTCTATCACTTATTATCGCCTTCTGTTCTCTCATCTTTTGGTCCACTATACCATTGTACTAAGGAGTGTCTTACTCCTGATTCTACTGGGGTTATTTTATGTAATAAATTTGAGGGAAAAACTATTATACTTCCCCTTTTTCTTGCACTTTCACCTAGAAGTATTTCTTCTTCTACAGGAGTACCGTTGGCATCCCAACCTTCTCTTTTAAATACTAAATCTCCTCCTGTGTAGCTTATAGAATTGGAAAGTTGTACAGATACACTTAATTTTCTATTTTTTGAACAACCTTTTCCATAGTCTCTATGCCACCCATAAAAGTCTCCTTCTTTATAAGTAGCAAATTGTACATGTTCCCAATCATCTATTAAAACTTTATAATATTCATTAGCATTATCGACATATGTTTTTATTATACTATTTACATCATCTAAATTTATAAAAGAAACTGTAGTTGATCTTCCTAAAGATTTTTTATTCTTTTGCCCAGTACCTGCATCAAGTTGGGGTCTTTTTAGTCCTTCCTCTACTAATATATCACATATTTGATCTAATAGTGCACCTGACCAAAGAAAATAAGGTTTTATAATCATGTTACCCAAGCCACTATAATTATATAAGTTAAAATATGTATTAATTGATCAAGACCTGTTATCGCTCTTCTAGTTGCTTCATGTAATCCCTTTCTTTTGTAAAGAAATTTAGTTTTTATAAAATCTTCGTGATAGTGTATAAATCCATCAAATAAAACTGCATAGATTACCCACTCTAAAGGTACAAAAGCTACTAAAGCTAAGAAACAAAGGAGCATGTGTACTCCTAAGTGTTCAAGACTTCCTCTTGAGCCGTAAATATGTTTATTTACAGGCACAGTATAAGCTGGATTAAATATATAATCCGCAAAAAAATGCTTTATAGCTAAAGCTGTCATTACTGTACTTGTTAGTGTCATGTTCTAAATATAATATAAAGTAATAAAACTAAAAGTCCTAGTAAAGAAAATATATATGTTAAATTTTCCTCCATGTGTCCTTCTTCTTTTCTTCCGCTAGATCAAATAAGATCCACGGTATGTTATTTTGATAAAGAATCCCTGCCCAAGAAGCATTCTCGGGCAGAGGTCTTTTGAGGGGGAAGGGGAAAGGGCAATCTTTAATCCATAGCATACTTACTATGTTTTTCTTTTCCACCCTCAGAATTTTGTGATATTTTAGGGGTACTGATGTTGTTTTGTGTTTTTCTATAAAATATCCTTTATTATCTATATAATATTTGCCCTGATGTTTTATCATTTCTGCTTCATCTTCTATCATATATTTTAAAGGATACATACTTTTCATAGGGCTTTGAAGTCTTCGTTTTCCTAGTGTATCTCCTTTCATATTACGATCATCTAGTACTTGGGTGTCTATCCATAATATACCATCTATTAATTCAATATTATCGGTATGGACAACAAATACAGGAAAGTTAATATCATTATAATTCATACTTCTTTTCAAACTTTCCAAAGGAGTAATCGTCTCCTATATCAAAATCACAACCAACTGGAGTATTTGGAATACTTATTCCTCTATCTTTTTGTACTTCTTCTTTCACAATAGCACTATATTCTTCTATATAATCCTCCCTAACTTCCGCTAATATAGAGTCATGTACTAATGCAAATATTTTTGCTGGTTGATCCTTTATTCTATTATGTGTATCAATAGCACCCAGTAAGTTAATATCTGATGCAATTGATTGAACTAAAAAATTTAATCCTGATCTAACTTCATGACTAGCTATACCCCTATTGTCAGAGTTCACATTAGGTAATCTTCTCTTTCTACCAAAGTGAGAGTATATAAATCCATTATCTCTAATAAATTTAGATGATCTATCTATCCATAGTCTTAATTTATTAAATTGAGTAAAATAATCATCAATTACTTCTTGTGCCTCTGTCTTACTAAAATATTTACCACTATCTTTAGTTACTTGCTCTGATATTTTCTTAGCACCAGCACCATACATAATTCCAAATGTAACAGCTTTTGCAGCTTGTCTCTCTGTAGGATAATATTCTATAACATCATCTACTTCACAATCTAGATTATATACTAGTTTAGCAATACTACTATGAAAGTTTCCTCCTTCTCTAAAAATATTCATTAAATTTTTATCCTCTGAAAGAACAGCTGCAACATATACTTCCGCAGTAGTTAAATCCATAGCAACTATTTTATTACCCGGCTTTGCTCTAATACAACCCTTAACAATAGGATTATCACGAGGTATTTGTTGCATATTCATTTTACCACTAGAAGATAGTCTACCTGATGTTGTACTATGAATATTAAATCCTGTTCTTAGCCTGTCATCTCTGTCAAGTTGAGGTAAAATTTTATCTAAGTAAGTATTTTTGATTTTTGACTTCTTTCTTATAGAAAGAATGTGGTTTGGTATCTCATGCTCTTTAGCTAATATACCTAATACTTCTGCATTAGTAGAATGTGCTCCTGTACCTGTTTTTATACCTGTGGGTTTTAATCCTACAAAATCAAATAATAATTCTCTTAATTGAACAGTACTGTTTGGATTAAATTCTTTACCTTTTATTCTTTCAAAAGTTTTTACACTATCAAATTCATATAGTTGTCGTACTGCTTCATCTATATCTTCTTGCATTAGTACAGCACTTTTTGATAATCTATCTCTATCAAAAGGCACACCTATATCTTGAACATCTGTTAGGAATCTACAGGCAGGAATTAATATTTCTTCATATACACTCCATAGTTTTTTATTTTTCTTTACTGCTGGATATAACCTTGAGAATACTAATAGAGTTACTATTGCGTCCATAGCAGCATAGTGTGTCATAATATCAAAAGGAATTGTATCCCAAGTAAAATCTGCTTTTAATATTCTATTTGCTTTTCTATACCCATCTATCCAATCATGCATAGGTTGCTCATAGTCTCCATAAGGAGTAAATCTCATAGCAAGTTGTTTTAATCCGTGTGTACCGGGTTGTTCTTCTAAACAGTAATGTAATAACATAGTATCTTCAAATCTTGGAAACTTAAATCCAAAGTGATATTCTAACATAGCTAAATCAAACTTTGCATTATGAAATACTACTATTTTATTATCAAATAATTCTTGAAATAATTTTTCTGCTTGTTCGTCTACACAATCAGTTGATATATACGAACCATGATCTTTTTCATAAGAAACACTAATACCTAATACATAACCATCTCTTGGATATAATCCAGTTGTTTCTGTATCTACTGCAACCCATTGATTATCGTGGGCTATTGCATTTTTTAAGAATTTGTGTAATTCTTCTGGTTCAGTTATACCATAACATTTATCTGTTCCAAGTCTCTTAGTTTTTAATTCACCACTTATATACTTAATGATGTTATTCTTGCTTTCTTCCCACAGAGGTAAAGCCTCTGGTTTAAAAGCTAACATAGCAGGATTGATTGCTGGTAAGTATTTGTCTTCTATGCATCTACCACTATATTCTGTAATAGAAGTCATTTTAGTATAATACTTTAATGCTTCTGAACCTATTAAAATTATCCAGTCGTAATCATCAATACTTATTTCGATATCGACATCTGCTTTTAATACTTTCTTTTTTGATTTATCTGAGCATAGAGCATATCTATCATACTCAAACGCGTTATCAAATCGACCACTATAATCTGTTCGACTTGGTTTTGTTTCTATCAGTGCTATTTTAGCCATATAACCTTTCCCTCAAATTTGTAATTTGTTCCCCTGCTAAACTGCCGGGATCAATATTTTGCCCTAAATTAATATTACGAGTCACGAAACCAGCTCGTTCTGCGAGAGCTTTTATATTCTCAGCAGCTTTTTGACCGGGATCGTCTCCATCAAAAATTATATCTATTCCCATAATGTCTTGCATTTTAAGAATAGATAGTTTATCTATATCTACTTTGTTTGTTCCAAAACAACATATTACATTAGATAAACCCTTGTCGAAAAGATTTACCATATCGAAAATCCCCTCGACAAGAATCACTCTACCTTTTATAGGTTTTACTTTGGAAGGATACAGGGGAAGTTTTGCTTGTGGTGGATAGATCATATACTTAATTTTTTCACTAAGTGTCATATGCCTCCCATTAAAAGCTACTACTTTCCCTGTAATATCACGAATAGGGAATACTACCCTACCTACAAATTGTGTTTCGTGATGTAAAAAAGCTTCAAAGTGTTTATAAGTATCAGGTCTTATATTCCTCCAGTTTCCAATATAAGGTGTATGACCTTTTGGAAACGGAAGACCAACACTTGAAGACCTTTTTTCCTCGATAGCATCTAATAATCTTTGTCTTTTTATATCAAGAAAGTTTGAAGGTGCTCCAAAGAGTTTAAAAACATTTCCTTTGTAACCACAGGAAAAACAATTAAAAACTCCTGTTATGGTATCAATTCTCATACTAGGGTTCTTATCTTCATGTTCAGGGTTTAAACATTTCACTAAAAAATCCCGACCAGAAGGTTTGAACTCTATCTTTCTTTCCTGCAATAAATCAACTACCTTCAACTAATATCCCCAGTAGTATCATTACTATTACTATCGTCCATGGTATCATCTGATTTATCATGTTCCCACTC